AACGATCTTGTCTCTGTTCAGCCGATGAGTCTCCCCTCGGGACTCATCTTCTTCCTTGACTTCGTGTATTCCCCGAATATTGGAAGTTCCTCTACCATTACGGACCGTTTTGGTAACGTTGCTAATGAATCCATCTATGGTGGTGATCGTGTTGGCGCTGAGGTGACCGGTGGTGTCCGTTTAGTTGGCGCCCAAGGTCAGGACCTTTCTGGTCCGCGTACGGTTGCTGGTCGCGGGTACTCGTACTCGTCTCCATCTGCGTCCTTCAATCTCACTTCAAGTGCGATCGTTGCTCGTGGATTCCTAATTGGTAATGGTACACACCAGCAAAACAGGTTGATTGACTATGATCCTGATTTGATGGCTCTTAGTGGTTCAGCGCAATATGTTATTGCTCTGCAACTTACTAAGAACACTGTTAACAGTACTGGTGCAGGTTCACAGCTTGACTATAACAACCTTGGAGCCGTTTCTTGTTCAATTGCCTCTCTTTCGAGTATCTTGAACGATTCTGGTGTTTCGGTCACCACGACGAACCAAATTCGTCGTCTGACTACCGTTACCACTGGTAGTAATGGTCTTTCATCGGGACGAGCCGATGGTTATCTTAACCTCGTTTTCGTTACCAGTGATACCAGCTCTCCAGCCATTGCAAGCGGCGCTAGCCAATACTTATCCATGAGTGCCCCACAGGTCGATGATATCGCCGCTGGTGGTGCTATTGGTGCGGTCGTTGGTCAGACTGAGTGGGGACTTGAAGGTTCCGAGTTGATCCCCGAGATCGACATCAAGGTGGACAGCATTGCTGTTACCGCTCAAACGAAGAAGCTCAAGGCTAAGTGGACTCCGGAGTTAGGTCAAGACCTTAACGCCTACCACAACCTTGATGCCGAGGTTGAGTTGACTAGCATTCTCTCTGAGCAAATTGCTCTTGAGATTGACCGTGAGATCCTTGGTGACCTCGTTAACGGTGCAACTGCTGGTACACAATACTGGTCGCGCTCTCCCGGCTTGTTCGTGGACAGAACTACTGGTGCTGAAATTGGCGCTAGTTCTGCTGCTCCCGACTTCACCGGTACAGTGTCTGAGTGGTACGAGACTCTTGTTGAGACAATCAACGATGTTTCGGCTGCAATCCACCGTAAGACTCTGCGTGGTGGTGCTAACTTCTTGGTCGTTGGACCTGAAGTTGCTAACATCCTTGAGTTCACCGCTGGATTCCGTGCTTCCGTCACTCACGACGATGAGACCGGTTCTGTTGGTGCTGTTAAGGTTGGTTCGTTGAGTAAGAAGTGGGATATTATTGTTGATCCTTACTTCCTTCGCAACGTGGTTCTCGTTGGCCGCCGCGGCTCCTCTTTCCTTGAAAGCGGATACGTGTACGCTCCATACGTACCACTGCAAACCACTCCTACGATCTTCGGACCGGAAGACTTCGTGCCCCGCAAGGGAGTCATGACGCGTTATGCCAAGAAGATGGTGCGTCCTGATATGTACGGAATCGTTGTTGTCCGCGGACTCAATGGTGAGGCGGGCTCTACAGGCTAAACCTTAGTCGCTAATTAAAATGTAAAGCCCTCTTCAAAAGAAGAGGGCTTTCGTTTATGCAAGACTACTTATACGTGAGCGCATATTTTATATATGAGTTCAAGCCTAAGTTATTGGGCAACCATCGAGTTGCCTCTGAACACTGCTGAAATAAAGCAGTGACAGAACATGATTATAAAAGGAGGGTTTTTAACTATGGGAACTAAAAGAGTGGGCTTGGCACGAACCCAAGCATTAATTCAGAATTTAAAGAGAGACATAAAGCTAGCCGGCACCACGTTTAGCGGAGGGAGGAGAGAGGTTTTGCGTGCAAGCAACTTTACTAGTAATGCTTACACGTTAAAAGTGACCGACAGCGGCGCCGTGGTTTTGCTTGATCAAGATGCCGCAGACGGTATCACGATGCCAGCAGTTACTTCTTCCGATATTGGTATTTCTTATCTGATCATTCAAACGGTGGCCGGCAACACTGCAAAAACGATCACCACTGGATACGATAACGATTATTGGGTTGGTGGTGTGGCTAACTTGCCAACAGCGGCAGAAAATGGAGCACTAACACATGTGCCGGCAGGCGGGACAGACACTATAATCACATTTGATGACAACCTCACAAATGGCGCAGGAAACATCGGTTCTTGGGTACGTCTTACGGCAATTTTAACTGGGAATACTGGTGCCGGAGGTGGCGCAAAGCTTACTTGGCTCGTTGAGGGCGTTATGGGCACTGCGGATCCAAATGGTAATGGCAGTGCTATCTTTACTTGATAAATAAATAACTTATCGAATCTTAAACCCTCCTGCCTCTCGGTTGGGGGGTTTTTCTTAAAAATGCCGATCTTCCAAAAATTTTTCCGGCCTAATTTTTGAGATTTTCGTTTTTCAAAAAAACTAACTATTTACTTTGATACACAGGAGCCCAAAATGGGAAGAAAAAGAAGAATATTGGCCGCCAAAGGCAAGTATGGAAACAAGTTTAGCGCACACCCTAGATATAGTGCGGTGACTCCGGCTAGCCCGGCACCGACCGCCACTGAACAGACCAAAGTTATTGCTAAAAAGGTTGAAACTATTGAGCAAGAAGTGAAGGTTGCCCAAGAAGAAGTAATCGAAGCTGTGGCCACCGCGGCGGTCCCACAAGAGACAGTTAAGCCACAAGCAAAGTCTGTTACCATAAAGACCAAAACAGCAGCTAAAAGAGCTTCCACAGCCAAAGCGGTTAAAAAAAATAAGACAACAAAAAGAAAAACAACTCGTAAAACTGCGATAAATTAGTTCTTGATAGCTAAGTCGTGTAATTATCGGCAGGGCTTTAGTGCGCGAGATCACTACTTAGAATGTAGGAGATTTTTTAATGCCAACAAACCTTAAACCCCAGTCTGTGACTAGTGCCGTTATCTTAACATCGACCGGTTCTGCCGGCAATGTTGCAACCGCGGTACCTTTTGGTATTTACACAGGATCAGTTGATTTCTTAAGCGGCGCCGCCCTCCAAGTTAACTATGTTTATAAAAAGCTTGGTGGCGACGTCGTTGACATCGAGCTTACACCAGCTAATGTTTATTCTGCATATGAAGAGGCAGTGCTAGAGTATTCATATTTGATTAATTTACACCAAAGCAAGAATTCTTTGGGTGATTCACTTGGGGATACCACTGGAACCTTCGATCACAAAGGCGAACTTAAATCCGGCTCTGCTGCTAACCTCAAGTATCCGAGATTTCAAGTTGCGTACGGCCAACGCGTGGGCGATGGATTAGCTACCCTTGCAAACATTGGGGGCACAACTCCAATTTATTCTGCCTCGTTCCAGCCAATTACCAATATTCAAGACTATAATTTGCAAGATATCGTCCAAAGCGGATCAACTTCCGGTGTCGATCATGACGGCCGTACGGTGGAATATTCAGGTTCTGTTGGAAACAGCAGAATCTACATCACAAAGGTGTTTTATAGATCGCCAAGAGCAATGTGGAGATTTTATGGGTACTATGGGGGCATCGGAGTTGTAGGAAATGCCTCAACTTATGGCCAATTTGCCGACGATTCTACTTTTGAGCTTATCCCCACGTGGCAAAATAAATTGCAAGCGATCATGTACGAAGATTCGATTTATACGCGAACCTCTCATTATGCATACGAGCTTAAAAACAACAAACTTCGGCTTTTTCCGACCCCATCACACTTTGGTTTCCAAAATGATGTTATATGGTTCCAGTTTTATATCAAACAAAATGCTACCGCAGATGAAAGTGGATATAATGATGGCGTGAACGGCGTCAACAATTTAAATACACTACCATTCCCAAATGTTCCGTATCTAAATATTAACTCCATTGGTAAACAATGGATTCGTAAGTATGCCATGGCTCTTTGCAAAGAGATGTTGGGCCAAATTCGAGGCAAATTTACAACTATACCAATCCCGGGCGAATCGGTTACACTAAATCATAGCGAATTGTTGTCTCAAGCAAAAGAAGAGCAAACACAGCTTAGAGATAAATTGATGGAAATGCTAAAGGAGACGGAATACCAAGAATTGGCGAGAATTGGCTCCGAAAAGGCGGACTCAACGGCTAAAACGTTTGCATTCTCTCCTTTACCAATATTTGTGGGGTAATGATAGATGTCGAATAAGTGGGATAGACCAGCGCAGCCGCCTCCGCCATTATTTCTTGGTAAAAAAGAGCGCGACTTAGTAAAACAGGTAAATGATGAGCTAATTGAAAATATAATTGGCCAATCAATTTTATATTACTCAATTGATCTCGAAAGAACCAATTTTCACGACATGTACGGCGAAGCAATAGAAAAAACATTCCTTTCGCCAGTTAGAGTTATGGCTCTTGTGAAGTTTGAGTCTGAAGAAACGAGTTATCTTGAAGGAATCGGTATTGATTCGGATGCTGTGATTACCGTGAGTTTTCATAGGAGAAGATTGATAGAAGATCAGAACTTATATGTGAGAGAAGGCGATTTTATTTTGTATGGTAAAACATATTATGAGATAGTTAAGTTAGCAGAACCTAAAAAGCTCTTTGGTCAAGTTGACCAGACCTTTGAGATAGCTGCAACTTGTAAGAGAGCAAGAAAGGGGTTATTCGATGCTTCCTGAAAATTTTGATTTTGCAATGCTTCCGGAGGTACCCTCAACCGGATCGATGACTCTTCAAGAAATTGGGATGCTTGAATCTACAATTGAAAACATCGATTATGCTATGACTTCGTGGCTAAAAGAGGACCTGAATCTCCAAACAGTGACAAACGAAGGCAAAGTAAGAGTCCCGGTATTGTGGCAGACACCCGAGAGAGCATTTCAAATTAAAAACGAAAAGAGTCTTAGAGACGAGAACGGTGCTCTCAAATTGCCATTAATTAGCGTTGAAAGAACGGCAATCACAAAAAATCCAGAAAACAAAGGTGCATACCAAGCACATACCTTTTCGGATAAATACAATCAACGTTCCGGAAGAATGACTGTTGCGAGAAGAATTGTAAAAGACAAAACCAAAAATTTCGCAGTTGCTCAATCTATGAGGCAATTGCCCAAACAGGCAACATTTCAAAAATATTATCCAAGAATTAACAAAAAGATTGTAATTCAAACTTTAACGATACCAATTCCAGTATACGTAGAACTTAACTACAAGATTACACTCAAGAGCGAATACCAACAACAAATGAATGATCTGATGGCGCCATTTATAGCGCGTACCGGACAGATCAACTCGTTTGTTATGAAAAGAAACGGACACAGGTACGAAGCGTTTATTCAACAAGAGTTTGCGCACAACAACAATCTATCCAATTTAAACGAGGACATCCGGATGTTTTCCAGCGAGATAAACATTAAGGTCTTAGGTTATTTAATCGGTGAAGGAGACAGTGACGATCGCAGGATAGTTAGAATTGATGAAAATATCGTTGAGGTCACGTTTCCAAGAGAGGTTGAACCACTTCCGGGTGAAATCACATTTGTTGGCGATTAGTTCCTGAAGTGCACCCAATTTTCTTTGAGATCGCGAAGCCTTTTGAAAATGGATTAACTATTTACTGATGATTAACTTATAATTTTCTAGAATTATAGCAAAAGTGAGGATGTAACTAAAATGTCAGTTAAAAACTTTAAGTTTGTGTCGCCCGGCGTCTTTATCAACGAGATTGATAATTCTTTTAGACCGCGGACACCAATAAACATTGGGCCTGTCGTCATCGGCAGATCTTCTAAGGGTCTCGCCGGCCAACCCACAGCAATTGAGTCTTACTCCGAATTTGTAAACCTTTTTGGAGATACGGTCCCGGGAAACGGGGGCGGAGACGTCTACCGTGATGGTAACTACCAGTCTCCTATGTACGGAACATACGCTGCAAAGGCGTTCCTGAAGTCAAATGTCGCCCCTCTTACGTACGTTAGACTCTTGGGGGAACAGACCGCAACCGGCGGTGCTGCCGGCGGCACAGCCGCAGCAGGGTGGAAGACTGATAAAACCCCGGTTACAATGTCATCGACACCGGTTGCGCAAAATGGCGGCGCGTACGGACTATTCCTTTTCGCCTCTTCGAGCGCAATTGAAGGAGATATTGGATCTGGCGCCCTAGCCGCTGTCTGGTACTTACAAAATGGTATGATTCAACTATCGGGCAGCCTTTGGGGCAGCGGTTCAGCCCCGGCCACAGGGACGACTGCATCTGCCGGCGCCGTCATCTCAAGTGATACGAATGGCAACTATAAAGTATTAATTACGGGCACTTCGCAAGGAAGTGAGACATTCACATTTAACTTTAACAATAATTCTGAGAACTTCATCCGTAATCAATTTAACACAAATCCCCAACTGTGGGGTGGGAACACTAAGACTTTCTATCCTTCCGGTTCGAAAGACTATTGGCTCGGTGAAACATTCGAGCAAAACGTGATCAATGTCGGTTACCATAATTCCGCTAGCGTTGGTTGTATTGTTGCCCTTGGATCCGGATCCGCCGCCGCCGGCGTAGGTCCCTCACAGATGAAAAATCAGCCATCCCGCGAAGCGATCGCTGGTTGGTTTATCTCTCAGGATGTTGGTGTGGCAACTAACTACGAGCCCAAAAACATGCAAAAGCTTTTCCGTCTGAAAGGCCGCGGCCATGGTGAGTGGCTACACAAGAACTGCAAAGTTTCTATCGAGAGGGTTAAACAATCTAACACCAATACAAGCCCATTCGGCACATTCTCGGTTGTTTTGCGCAACCTGTTGGACACCGATAACAAAGTCGAAGTTATAGAGAGATTTGATAATTGTAGCCTCAACCCTGCTTCTCCAAGTTTCGTAGCACGCAAGATTGGCGACAGATACTCCGAGTGGGATAATTCTAATAGACGCTTAAGAGACTATGGCGAGTACGAGAACAAATCCAAATTTGTTAGAGTTGAAATGAATCAAGATGTTGAAGCAGGAGCAACCGATCCGGCGCTTCTTCCATTCGGATATTATGCTCCTCCAAGATATGCAGCGTACAACAACGCTAGCTGTGCGGCCGCCGCATCTGCTAGTGCGATGGTTACATATGGCACCAATCTTTACGGCTTCTCCGGAAAAGAACCGTTGCTTGGCGGAATGGAAGGCACCTCAACGAAGGCTGCTGATGTAACCGCATCGTTCACTTTCCCGACAAGCTTAGTGCGCTCTTCCTCCACTGATGGTGGGTTGACCGATCAAACTGATGCTTATTTCGGATTTAGAACGAATCGTACCAAAACTTCGACTTCGCCTGTCCTCGGTCTGGGAGACCTACACAGACTGCCTCACGCCGATTTCCCGGATGATCCTACAGTTGGGTCCACCGGCGACGGAGTGCAGGGGTACGCCTATATCTTCAGCCTTGATGATGTTCGCAAAGAAAGCTCAGTGTTCAGCTATGAATCTGGCTCTAGAAAGCAGGAGAAGTCTGTTACGGGAGTTAACGCGACCGCTAGCTATAAGACACTCCTTGACGAGAAGATCGATAAGTTTACAGCCCCATTTTGGGGTGGTTTCGATGGGTTCGATATCACAAAGCCAGATCCGCTTGCTAACTCTCTTATGACTGATGGTACTTCAACCGAAGACAACAGCTACATTTATAATACCTATAAGCGCGCAATCGACACGATTGCAGATCCTGAACTGTTGGATATGAATTTGTTAACAATTCCGGGTCTGACGATTCCCGCACTCACCGCGCACGCAATCAATACCTGCGAAGACAGGGCAGATTGCATGGCGATCATTGATCTTCCGGATGTCTATACTCCGCCACATGAGTACTACCAGAAAAAGCCACAGCGTGTTAACCTAAATGTTGTGGGTACTGCGAATGACCTTAAAGATAGAAGAGTCGACTCTTCATACGGTTGCACTTTCTATCCTTGGATCCAAACCCGCGACGACAGAAGTGGTCAACTCGTATGGATTCCGCCTAGTGTTGCTATGATGGGAGTTCTTGCTTCTTCTGAAGCTCGCTCTGATGTGTGGTTTGCTCCCGCAGGCTTCAACCGCGGCGGTCTTACCGAAGGCGCCGCAGGAATTCCAATTACAAACGTTTCCGAAAGACTCTCTTCTAAGGAAAGAGATACACTTTATGATGCACGAATCAACCCGATTGCTTCGTTCCCATCTAATGGTATCGTCGTCCTCGGTCAGAAAACTCTTCAAGAGCGCCCATCGGCACTTGACCGAATCAACGTGCGTAGGCTTGTTATTTACCTTAAAAAGCATATTTCAATTCTTTCGACTCAGGTTTTATTCGAACAAAACGTCCAAGCAACATGGGACCGGTTCACCGGCCTTATCGAGCCTTTCTTGGTCAACGTCAAAACCAGATTTGGTATTACGGATTATCGTCTAATTCTTGACGAGACCACCACTACCCCAGATCTTATTGACCAAAACATCCTCTACGCGAAGATTATGGTCAAACCAGCAAGAGCAATTGAGTTCATCGCAATTGACTTCGTTATCGCATCGACTGGTGCATCTTTCGATGACTAAAATTAAAATTACAAACTAGTTACATCAAGGGAGAAAAACTAAAAATGTCATTCTGGTCAACAAACTTTGGACAAGCCGACACACCACTTAAAGATCCTAAGCGCCAATTTAGGTTTATGATTACCATTGATGGTATTGATTCACAAAATGGTGGCTCCTTAGTATGGTACGCTAAGTCGGTCACAAAGCCGGTGTTTACGGTCGCTGAAGCCGAGCACAAATATCTTAATCACACATTCTACTATCCGGGCGCCATCACATGGAACCCTGTTGATATTAAAATGGTCGATCCCGGAGGGGAGCCAGATGCAGCAGCAACTTTGGCCGCTATCGTAACCGCAGCCGGCTATACGCCGCCGACCAAGGCAACCAGTGACGATCTGACAAGTATGTCTAAATCGAAAGCAGTCAGCGCTTTAGGCCAAGTTAAAATTTCTCAAATCGATTCGGATGGAAAACCTGTCGAATCTTGGACTTTGTTCAATGCATGGGTTCAGGAAATTGATTTTGGTGGGTCTTTAGAGTATGGAACTGACACTTTAAATGAATTAGGCTTAAAACTTCGTTACGATTGGGCTAGAATAGATACTGTTAACGGATCTTCTGCGCGCGCCCTAGGCGGTACCAAATTCTTCAGCGCATAAGATTTAAACTAAAGACAAAACAAGAGGTGTATATTGTCACGTAACAAAGACAGGACTGGCGTAGGAACGCCGGCCCCACAAACAGATGCCCCAATTGGAAATGTCGCGAATACTCCGGATCAACCATTTTCTTTTGTTGTTCCTACAGAATTTGTTGAACTTCCATCAAGGGGCAAATTTTATTCTCCCGGTCACCCGCTTCATAATCAAACAACGATTGAAATTAAGCAGATGACCGCGAAAGAAGAGGATATTTTAACTTCGCGCTCCCTTCTTAAGCAAGGGGTAGCGATTGATAGAGTAATTCAGAGCATTATTATGGATAAGAGGATTGATGTTGCATCGCTTCTTATTGGAGATAAAAATGCTCTTGTGATTGCATCTAGAGTTTCCGGTTATGGAAACGAATATAACACGGCCGTCACGTGCCCAACATGCGAAACAAAACAGGAATATTCATTTGACCTGAACTTGGCTGAAATTACTCATGGTAGTTCCAACACGAACGTGAGCGATAACGGCGACGGAACATTTAGCATCAATTTGCCCACCAGTGGTCTTAATGTTTGTTTTAAGCTTTTGAATGGATACGACGAAAAACGAATTTCCAGCACTAACACAAAAGGTCGAGTAGATAATATCATCACAAGGCAATTAAGAACCATGCTTGTTTCTGTTAATGAAAATTCAGAATCAGACGCGCTCAATTATGTGGCGCAAAACTTGCCCTCGAAAGATTCGGTATATTTGAGAAAAGCATATAAAGATTCAGCACCAAACATCAACATTGATCAGCACTTCAGTTGCGAAAACTGTGAATTCGATCAGGTTATGGAGGTGCCGCTCACTGCGGACTTTTTTTGGCCTGACGCCTGAGTACATGGAATCAGTGTATGAAATTTTCTTCTTTATGAAATATTCTGGTGGCTGGTCGTTTGCCGAAGCATATAGTTTACCCGTTGGTCTACGTAAATGGTTTGCTGAAAGGTTAGCTAAACAGTTAGAGGCCGAGCGCGAAGCGATGGAAAGCGCTAGTAAGTCAAAAAGTTCGAAATCCCAAACATTAAGCGAATTTAATCAGCCAACCGGCCCCAACCGATTCCGATAGTGATAAAGCCCATCTTTTTGGGCTTTAACTATTTATAATAAGGGAGCTTATTATGGCCGCCGCAACATTAGACGACATTAAAGAGCTTCTAGAACAGGTTCTTCGCGATCCTAGCCGCGCCGGCGCAGCCGCCGGAGGTGCAACAGACGAAACTGTGAAGTTTGCAGTCACTACTGCAGAAGTGGAAGAGGCTAACGAGAATCTCGTCGAGATGCGCGAAAACCTCCAAGATATTCGCAACGAAATCCTCGCAGCCCAAGAAGCCAATAAAGACTTCGCACATCTCCAGATAGAATTAACTAAAGAAACAAAAGCATATAATGATGAGGTTGGCAGAACCACTGCAGAGCTTACAAAAGCCAAAACAGCACAAAAAAGCTTAGCTAGCGCGCTTGACGATGGCAAGAAAGCTCTCCTAGGTTTCTCAAAAAACATTAACGATGTTCAATCTCTTGCGTATGAATTAGAAAGAACTGGCGCTGTATCTAAATCACTGTCTAGAGACGCAATCAAGATGGGAGACTCCTTA